GACCGTGACCTACTCGGCGGGCGACGCGCAGATCGTGACGACGGCGACTGTGGAGTGGCGGCGATGAGCAACCGCTTCAGCGAGCACCGCGTCCGCACCAGCCTGCAAGCGCACATCGGCCGATCGACAGACCCCAATGTCGTCGACCGTCTCGCCGCCGAGGTCTACCACCAGGACCGCGGCGCCTACTTCACGCGAGAGCAGCTCGACGCCATGCCATGGCAGTCGCGCGAACTGATCGAGAGCGAACTGGCGAACATCCACGGGCCTCGTGCCGGAGGTCGCCGCTGATGGCGCGACGGAAGCCGAAGCCGCCTCCGCTGCCGACACTCGAGGAGCAGCTGCGAGCGCATGAAGCGAATGCGCCCGATGGTCCGCAGTGGATCGTTGGGGTCTTTGACGGGGAGAAACCGTTCCTCGGCGACATCACGCCGGAGCGGATGCAGTGGGCGAGGAGGCGGCTCGAGCTGGTCGACGCGATCCGTCGGCGTGACAGCAAGCGCCTCGCTGATCCTGGCCGAGGTGCCGGCGGAAACTTCGAACCGTCACCCATGGCGGCGAGAGGTGGCAAGATTGAGACGGTGCCGAAGGGACTTGGGAAGGAATTACCCAAAGATTCTCAATTCCCGAAGCGCGTCGTTGTGCAACGGTCGATCGACAGGCTGCTCAATACCGGCACCATCACCAGGCCAGAATGGCAGGCCGCAGCTACGCTGCTGTGGTATTGGGCTGTGGCTGAGGGCTCGACGAAGACGGTCGCGGCGTACGAAGCAGACATCGTACGCGGCACCACCAGCCCTGACGGCGCCGCCATCAAGCGCATGGATGCAGCGAGCGAATATCTCGCCGCCTTGAGGTGCCTGCCGTACCACTCGAAGGGCGCCGTGATCTGGGTCGTGATCAACGATGGCGAACTCTCGGATTGGGCTGCACCACGCGGTTTCAGCTCCCGACATTCCCGCCGCCTTGGCGCCAAGCGTCTAAGCCAAGGGTTACGGGCACTAGTGGCTCGTTGGCGGTATTGACATTTTGGCCGCGGAACTGCAGTAATTCCCCAGCCTAGAAATCCGCCCGCCGAGCAAACCCGCTCTGGCGGGCTTTTCATTGGTGGTTGGCGGCGACAATGGCGAAGCTCATGATGCTGAGGCCGACGGCAACCCACAGGGAGATCGGCTAGAATGACAGCGGCCCCGCACGGTGCGCTAACACCGGGCAGGGCCTGACCAGAGCGACGCCTCAGGAGGGCATCGATGGCTGAGTATCAGGCTACAGCCGGTAGAGTGCTGGCGCTACCCTGCATCGTCTGCGGTACATCGTTCACGTTCGCGACGAAATCGAAGGGTAGATATCCAAGGTTCTGCTCGGAAGGCTGCCGAGAGAAACGAGGACGGCGCGTCACGAAGACGAAGCGCTGCGTAACGTGCCAGCGGGAGTTCTTGCCGCAACGCGTCGCCCGATCCAACCAGCAACACGGCCTGTACTGCTCGCTGCTCTGTCGGCCGCAATGCGAGCGGATCGATCCTCGCGAGCTGGAGGCTCATGATCGGCGCGACCGGCAAGTGACCAGGGCGCGGCGAAAGGGTGCTGATCCTATCGAGCGGGTCGACGATCGAGATATCTTCGAGCGAGACAACTGGATCTGTCGTATCTGCAGCCGCCCGGTCGATCGTTCGTTGAAGGCACCAGATCACTGGGCGGTATGCCTCAACCACGTCGTTCCGTTGTCGAAGGGCGGCGATCACACGCCGAACAACCTGCAATGCGCACACTGGATTTGCAGTTCGTTGAGGGCTGACCGCGTCGAGGTATGTGACGATGCCAATGCGTCCCGATGTTCATCGTCCGCTTGGGACGCCAACTCGGGAGCAGGCTGAAGCCAGGCGCAAGGCGTTCATCGATCAGCATCGGCCCTCCGCAGCGGAGCGAGGTTACGACGCGGCATGGAGGGCCTGCCGCAGGCGGTTCATTGAGAAGCACCCGGAATGCTGTGCGGACGGATGCGGGCGGCCCACCGAGGAAGTCGACCACATCCAATCCGTTCGCGAGCGGCCCGATTTGCGACTGGCATGGTCGAACCTGCGGCCCTACTGCCGGCATCACCATTCACAACGAACCGCGCTCGACCAAGGCTTCGCAAGGGGTGGGGGTAGTGCAAATTTCTAGGGCTGGGAGGCGACGACCGCGCACGGGCGCTTCCGTGTGCTGCCGCAGGTTTACGGCGAAAGGGTAGGCCATGGGCAAAAGGGGGCCGAAACCGACACCGACAGCGCTGCGCGAGCTGCACGGGAATCCGGACAAGCGGCCTGAAGCCGCCGACGAGCCGGAGCCTGAAATTGCTTCGGTCGACGCGCCGGAACACCTGAACGAGATTGCTCGAGCGGAGTGGGAGCGTCTGGCACCCGAGCTGATCAGGCTAAGGCTGCTGACCGTCGTCGACCTGGGCTTGCTAGCCGCATGGTGCGTCGCCTGGGCGGACTTCTGCGCAGCAGAGAAGTCTTTGGCCAACGGTGTCGTCGTCGAGGGGAAGGGCGGCCAGGACGTTCGCTCGCCTTGGTTTATCGTGAAGTACAAGGCCATCGAAGCGATGGTGAAGATCAGCGATCGGATGGGTTTCTCGCCGAGCGCGCGGGTCGGTCTCGCCTCAGCGGCGCCGGAGTTACCGGATGCATCCGAACCAGCCGGACGACGTGTCAAAGGCGGCCGCAGCCTCGCGGGCTTCCTCAGCCAGAAGCCGGACAACCTCAATTGATGAGACGACGGCCTTCGCAAGGGCCGTGATCGCCAACGAAATCTCCGCCTGCCATCTCGTCAAACTGGCCTGTCAGCGGCATCTGAGGGATCTGGAGCTCGGCGCCGAGCGCGGCCTCGTCTGGCGGCCCGACGCCGCGCAATACCGCATCGGTTTCTACCCAAAGTTCCTGCGGCACTCGAAAGGGGAATGGGCGCGCAGGCCGGTCGAGTTGGCGCCGTGGCAGAAGTTCATCACGGGTAGTGTCCACGGCTGGAAGCGGGCCGGTGGCACCAGGCGCTTCCGCTACGTCTACGAGGAGATACCGCGCAAGAACGGCAAGAGCACGCATGCTGCCGGCGTCGGCGTCGACATGCTGGTGTGTGACGGTGAGATGGGCGCCGAGATCTATGCGGCAGCGACGAAGAAGGATCAGGCGCGCATCATTTTCGACGAGGCCAAGCGCATGGTGGCGAATTCGCCGGCGCTGGCATCGGAGATCGCCAGGTTCAAGCTCAACCTCAGCATCGAAAGCACCGCGAGCAAATTCGAGCCGCTATCGTCGGACGAGAAATCACTCGACGGTCTCAATCCTCACTGCGTGCTCATCGACGAGCTGCACAAACATAAGACGCGCGGTCTTCTCGACGTGATGGACACAGCGGTGGGCTCGCGTCGACAGCCGCTGATCTGGATCATCACGACCGCCGGCGACGATGCGCCAGAATCGGTCTACGCGCAGGAGAACGATTACGCGATTAAGGTGCTGGAGGGCACCATCGAGGACGACAACGTCTTCGCGTTCATCGCGACAATCGACAAGAAGGATCGCTGGGACGACCCGGCAGCCTGGGCGAAGGCCAATCCGAATCTCGGTATCTCCGTCAAGCTGGACGATCTCGAGCGCCAGGCCAGGAAGGCCTCTAAATCGCCGGGGGCGCTCGCGGCATTCAAGAGGCTTCGTCTCAACGTCCGATCGGCCGTTGCCGAGCGTGCGATCGACATGGAGATCTGGAAGCGGAACTCGAGCGGGCCTTGGGATCCCGACAAGTTGCCGAAGTTGAAATGCTGGGGCGGTCTCGATCTCTCATCAAAGATCGACATCACGGCATGGGTGAAGCTGTTCGAACCGAATGCTGATGGCATCATGAAGGTTGCAGCGCGGTTCTGGATGCCGTCCGCGACGATCGAGGCGCGAGCCGAGCGAGACCGGATGCCTTATCGCAGATGGGTCGAGGAGGGATGGATCGAGGCCACACCGGGCAACGTCATCGACCACAACGAGATCAGGTCTACCATCCTTGCCGACGCCGATCATTTCGAGATTGATAGTATCGCCTATGATCCGTGGAACGCGACACAGCTCGGCGTCGAGCTAAACGAGAAGGGCGTCCAGGCCTTCGAGTTCGTCCAAGGGCTGAGGTCGTATACGGCGCCGACGAAGGAACTGGCGGCTCTGCTTTCCGACTTTAAGCTGGATCACGGGGACAATCCCGTGCTGGCCGTGATGGCGTCAAACCTCAAGGTGCAGCGGGATAAGAACCTCAATGAGATGCCGCACAAGCAGCACTCCAGCGGACGCATAGACGGGATGACAGCGCTCATCATGGCGATTGGGCGACAGATGCTGCCCAGCGAGAACAGAGGTTCTATCTACGCAGATGAGCGGGCATTCGAAGAAGCCTTCGGCGAAGGCGCGCAACCACAAAGCCAAGGTCTGCAAACAGCTCTGAAGCTCTGGGATGCAGCAGTCCTGGAAGACGCCGACCATCCAGACCATGCCGAGCATCGCCGCCGCTTCGAAGAATGGCAAGGCGCCCAACCAGAGGAGTTCTGATGTACCAGCTCGTCAGCTCCGACGGCACGACCCCACTTGTCGCCGAACGCCAGACCGATGATCCGCGGTGGCCTGGCCAGCATCGTATCCCGCACGTCGTCGGCACCCTCGCGGGCGTCCCGATCACGCCGGATCTCGCCGTTCAGATCGCGGCGGTCTGGGCGTGCATCCGCTACATCAGCCAGACCATCGCGCTGCGGCCGTGGAGAGTCTACCGCGCTGGCGACAAGGGCGCCGAGGTCATCACCACCAATCCGATCGACTATCTGATCTGGAAACGACCCTCGCCGGAATGGTCGTCCTTCCAGTTCCGGGAGACCTTGACGCACTGGGCGTTGCGTTGGGGCAACGGCTACGCCGAGATCGAGCGCGATGTCCTCGGCCGTCCTGCCGCGCTGTGGCCGATCCATCCCGAGCGGGTTCATGTCTGCCGCGATCCCGATACCGGCAAACTGTTCTATCACGTCCACAACGGTGCTGCCCCGGCAGCCGATATCGAGCCCGAGGACGTCTTTCACATCCGCGGCTTCGGCGAGGGGCCTGTCGGCGTCAATGTCATCGATTATGCCGCACCATCGCTGGGTTGGGCGAAGGCGATGCAGCAGCATGCGGCCGCGTTCTTCGGCAACGGCGCCAATGTCAGCGGCTTCATCACGACGAAGGAGAAGCTCGACAGCGATCCCGTGAAGCGGATGCGTTCCGAGATCGAGCGCATGTATGTCGGTCCCCGCCGCGCCAACAAGATCGCGTTCCTCGACAATGGCGCCGACTTCAAGGCCGCCGGCATCGATCCCGAGAAGGCACAGCTCATCGAAGCCAATTACTTCCTGGTAGAGGAAGTCTGTCGCTGGTTCGGCGTGCCGCCGCACAAGGTCGCCCATCTTCTGCGAGCCACGTTCTCGAACATCGAGCAGCAGAACATCGAGGTCGTGAACGACAGCCTCATGCCCTGGACGAAGCGCTTCGAGGATGAGGCCGATTACAAGCTCTTCGGACAGAACCGGACCAACCTGCATACCCGCATCGATCTCAGCGATCTGCTGAAGGGCGACTTCAAGAGCGAGCAGGAAGGTCTCCAGCTCATGCGCAACGCCGGAGTGATCAGCGCCGACGAATGGCGGGGCCGCTTCAACATGAACCCGATGCTTCCCGGCGAGGGCGGCGACAAATACGTCATGCAGAGCCAGTACACCGAGCTCGCCAACATCGGGAAAGCGGTGTCAGCGCCTCCGCCGGCCTCCTCGCCGAGCACGCCGGCCACCGGCGATCAGTCGACCACCGGCGAGGATGATGCCGCCGAACTGGAAGCGCAGCGCTGGTTCCAGACGGTCGCCGAGGCCGCGGAGGTCGCC